TTTAACACCGTTAGAAACGATGAAGTGGATATCTCAACAATCAATTACTACTATAGGTATGCCACACTTTTTGTTTGGAATATGGGCTGATGAAAACTTAAGATATGTTGATTTAGAAGATTTACTTACTGCAGATACAATTAATAAAAATCGACCGTTTGTGTATGGTATGGCTCTTGCTTCTATGGGTACAGGTGGTGATACAGGAATACAAACACAAAGAATTATTAATTACAATTACAACAACAACCATAATATTTTTGATCTTATTGATCAAGGATATATAAGTGGTAATCATTTTTATTATGATACAATGGCAAATAGAGAATATTTAGTTGATTGGCGAGTAAGCCGCGATATGTTTAATCCTATGATTGATCAAAGTTTATTCAAATCTGGTCATCAAAGATATCCATATGCTCCTGCAACTACATTCGACGGTGCATATATGGAAGAATATCAATCAAGAAGAACTTTCCGAATTGCAACAAATAGACCTTGGGATGAGGGATATACTGTTCCTGGTTCAAGACCTTCACTTGCTGGATATACAAATGATATTGTAAATGAAGCAATGCGAGTGTTTATGAATAAAGAAACAATAACATGGCAAATTGATGGTAAAAGAGTTGGTCAAATATCTCCTGGTTCCCATTTCATAGGTAAAAAGGTCCGATGTTTATTTGGAAGAACTATGGTTGAAGATACTGAAAATGCGAGTGGAAAAATTGATGCAAAGAAATCTGGTGATTATATAGTAATGGCAGTAAAACATAGACTTTCAAAAGAAAGATATGACATCTTTTTAACTGGTACTAAACTTGGTTCACCTAATAGCGCGGATATGAGATAATGTTTTATGGAGATAATACAAGGTGGTTTATTGGGAAGGTCGCAAAAGTAGATGGCGATCCATCTCAAACTGGAAGAATTAAAGTAAGAATTTTCGGTATTCATGATGATCCATCAATTGTGGTACCAGATGATTTACCTTGGGCTCAAGTATTAATGCCACTCACTGAAGGTGGTGGTTCTGGTATTGGTGCTGCTACTGGAATTCAACCACAATCGATGGTATTTGGTATTTTTCTTGATGGTAAAGAATCTCAAATGCCATTAGTACTTGGTTCTATTATTACAAATGAAAACTATGCACAAGAACTTGTACAAAAAGGTGACACTCCTTCAACGCGAGCTGGTACTGGAGGCATTCGCTATAGTGGTATGACTCAAGCCCAATGGGAAGCAGCAAGAGATGCAGGAATTCGAATTACTGATGCTCGTTCTCCACTTTCACCAAACTATCAACTTGCTGGAAGCACAAATCCAGAAAAAGCTGCACTTTGGTTTTTAAGTGAACACGGCGGAGGATACACACCAGCACAGATGGCAGGTCTTATAGGTAATTTTATGGCAGAATCTGGTAAAAACCTAGATCCAACTGCACAAAATAAAACTACCGAAGCATCAATTGGTATTGCACAATGGAATCCATTGAATAAAGGTGATCGTGATTGGATAAATCCACAAAGTAGACTTTATCAATTGATAAAACATTCAGAAAGCCTTGGTCTTAACTATCTTTCATTACATGCACAGTTATTATGGGTAACAAAAGAATTAAATACGTTGAGAGTGGCTGGCAAACTGAGAAAAGAAACTACACCTGAAGGTGCGGCTGACGTTATCTGTGTTTACTATGAAATTCCTCAAGGATATAAAAATCCAAACAGTGATACTCGAATAAAGCGTCGTAATCTCGCAAGAACTTTCTTTGATCAATTTACATCGGGATCGAGATAATGGCAGAAATAAAAGCATATGATACAAATATTTTAAATCTACCAGATGATTATTCTGAGATTATTAGTGTTGATGTAAAAACTAATTCAGCAAGTAATTATTATGTACGTACAACTCAATATAGTATTGTTGGTTCTTCTCTTGTTACGAATACAGAATATGCTGAGATTAAATTAACGTATAATAAAGATAATGCATATAAAACTCTTGAGAATAGAGCTCAAAAAGAACAAGTCAATAAAAAACTCAATGATCTTGTAACTGGTGCTGCAGCACTATCGTATGGTGTACAATCGAATGAATTTATGGAACAATTTGCTTCTCAGCATGCAAATATATTTACTGATATAAATCAAGAAATTGGAGGATTTCTTGGATTAGTTCAATCAGTAGAAGAAAATGTAAAAGGTCTACGTCAAGTATTTCCAGTAATTGCTACTGCAGCTGCATTAAAAGCTTTAAAAGAATCTACCGAAACATCAGATACAAATGCCATTACTGGTAAAACGGTTTCCAATGGTGCACCAAATCTTGTAATTGCTGGAAGTAATCCTCTTGGTTTGAATGAAGTATATCAAGGAAAAGAAGCAATTGAAGGACTTGCTGGTGCTACTCCAAATGAAATTAAAGGTCTTTTACAATCTGCGTCTTTAGTATCTTCAGTAATTAATAATACAAATGTATTTGATCTTGTAAATCTTGTTGCTGGACAAAAAGCAGCAAGTACTGCATCTCAAATGTTGTCATTTATTAATGATCCTATAGGAACATTTAGAGAAGTTGCAGGCCAAAATATATTGCCTAAAGTACTTGGTAATATATCTGGTCTTGATGTTGGTGCCTTTGGTACTGCACTTACAGCGATTGATCAAGCATTACCTGCTTTGATCGATGGATTTGGCATGAGTAATTTTGGAGCAAATACATATACTGTTGGAAATATTGGTGAATATTTTGATCAAAGTACAAATGTTATAAGTTTAGGTGGATCGATCTCTACATATGGAACAAGTTCTCATTCATTTGAAATAGTTGATACTGAAGAAGAGTTTAGAGACGAGATAGGCAATATACGACGTGATATTACGGCAATGATGGTACATTGGTCAAAGACATATAATAACCAATTCCTTAATGCTACAGATATAGATGAAATTCATAGAGCATTACAAGAATCTAAAATTGGAGTAGAACAAACTGCTGCACTTGGTCAACTTGGCGGAATTATGTGGCATTATGTAATCCTAAAAGATGGTACTCTACAACGTGGTCGTCCAATTGAATTAGAACTTTTACCTGAAATGGCATGGTCAAAACATACTATTCATATTGGATTTATTGCAGGTTACACACAACAATATACACAAAAATCTCATGGTTCATATCAGCCCACATCTGATTCGATTACAGATGCTCAGTGGAAAACGTTTGATATGATTACAAAAACAATGACACAACTACGTCCAGGAATTGGAATTGTTGGTCATGCTGATGTACATCATGATGCTACATGTCCGGGTTTTGATGTTGATGATTATATGAAAGATAAGTTTGGTTATATTTCTGCTTATACAGATGAAGATCTCGAGAATGGTCAAGCTCTCACACCTGAAGAATTAATTACTCGTGTACCATATACCACAGCAAATACCGCTTCAGAATTATTAAGCAGTGGACCAAATGTTGAAACGCTTGCATCTGCAAATACTGATACAACCGTAACTCAAGCACAAATCGATACTGCACTCAATGAATATCCAGGTCTTTTGAGACAAATAGATAATAACGATACACAGTTTGTGTTTATTCAAAACCAAGTAGCGACTAATCAATATACAACTGTTTTAAGAACTGAAGCTCTTGATACTTTATTTGAATTAAAACAAACAAGAAAAGAACTTGATGATAAACTTAATGCACATCGCGTATTATTAATTAATGCTGGATATGTGTATAAATCAGAGGATGAAACATGGCTCAAAAGGTAATACTTGACGATAATACAGAAGAAAATGCAGTTGCTCTTGGCAAAGCTCGTCAAACTACATCTAAAATTACAAATGATCCAAACTATGCGGATACAACTGGACAATATCCAAGACAACAGCATTCAGGTCGAACAGGCGTAAGTCATGCTGCAACCGGCAATAAAAAGAATTATGTATATACTGGTGGTGGAGATGCAAACGTAAATTTAAAAGAAGCAATTCCTGAATCTCGTTTCACTTCATCGCAATATCCAAAGAACCAAGTAAGAGAATCACCATCAGGTCATGTGACAGAAATTGATGATACACCTGGTGCAGAACGTATTCTTACAAAACACCGTACAGGTTCGGGCACAGAAATGTTAGCCGATGGTACTGTGATCTATTCATCTGTTGGTAATACTGTACGTGTAACATTAATGGACGAGAAAGTCATTGTTGAAGGCAATGCACAAATGTCTTATAATGGTAACTTAACTTTAGATGTGTCAGGAGATTTTGATGTTAAAGTCGGTGGTAATTACAATATTGAAGTGGCTGGTAACAAAGTTGAAAGAATTGGTGGATCTCAGCAAACCAAGATTAAGAGTCAGCAACAAGTAGAAGTTGGTGGAAACGTATATACGAATACTTTAGGTGGTCATACTAATGTCGTAGGAGAAAATCAATATAATATCGTAGAAGGAAATATGAGTCATATCGTGGCTGGTACAATCGGACTCAATTCTACTGGTGTATTAAAAATGTCTTCTGAAGAAGAAGTTGATCTCGCATCTGACAATATGAATATATCTGCAAGAGATCTTTCGGTGTTTGGTACGAATGGTGCATTTGGCGGGGAGAACGTACAGCTCTATGCATATAATGCTCGTATTGGTAATTCAATCTATGCAGGTAAAACGATTACTGTACCACAAGTAAACTTTACAAGAGCTGATGGTACTGCAGTTTATGCTGACTTACAAGGCACTGCTACTAAAGCTTTAAGCTCGAATGAAGCAGGTTATCATGCCGCATCTGCAGGTGGTTATATTTCTCATCCAGGCGCTTCTTATGGATATACTGCTGCTACCGCAACGGAAACAACTGAAGATCAAACTGATAGAGTTGATGATAATGCAACTTCTACATCAGCGGTAAACGAAACAAACGTAAATGATTATTTAGAAAATTCTGATCGTGCCATTGCAAAGGTATCGATTGATCCTGGTGGTCATTTACGTAAAGGTGTCGATAAGACAGAATTGTATGACGGTGTGACTGATAGAGATCCAACTCTTACAGAAGCGCGGGCGTTATTAAAAGATCCAGATAACGCTAACAATCCTAAGTTCGTGGGTGCCACAGTTGCTACTGGTACAGTAAGTCCTAATGTAAGTAATCCAACTCCTCCTGCAGTTGGAAGATCTGTAAATCCATCTGAAGCGAAAAAGAGAGGTTCTACACCAGTTGGTCAATCTTCTGTAGGCGGAGCTAAGAGGTATAAGGCATGAGTACTTTTATTCCAAATGCTCAATACAATCCTGAGTTTCAAAAAGATATTACGGCTAAAACATTATTGGCTCCAGGAATTCCTGTTGCAAGATTTCTTGGAGGTACAGGAACTGCAGCTACGATTGATCATATTACAGTAAATCAAACTGATGAAGATAAAATGAAACTTGCAAAACAATTACATATGCAAGCGATGGCACTCTTTGCAGCATCTCGAAATCGTGAGTTTGATTTTCATAGAATTCGTGTATCTGAAGGGTATTATAGACTTCCAGATCCTACGAAGAAATATGATCCTGATAGTATATTATTCTTACGAAATAAAGGACAAGCTGTAGTTTATGAAATACGTGGCGAAGACGGCATTGTTGATATTGAAAAATCATTTGATCTTGCACTCTTTTGGTCTACAACTAAGATCGGTGGAATACGACCACAAAAAACTATATTAAGTTATGATAACTTCGATCCAACTGGTCTTATTGATGCACAAGTAACTCTTGTGATGCCAGAAATATCAGGTAATTGGTCAGTAAAATATAACGGTGAAAATCAAGTAGAAACAAAGTGGAATGGTTTTAGTCAATCTACAGGTGAACTTATTGAAATTTTATATGAAGAACGAGAAGAAAGCTTGCTATACGATATAGCTGGTAAAAACTGATATAAATAGCAGTAATAACTTTCACAGAGGCTTAAATGGCACGAGTTTATGCAGTTGAAGACGGCGACTTAACACAGTCTATACGTGTAACAAGAAAAGAAAAATATAAAGATGTAAATCTAGGTTTTCTCAATAGAGGATCTACTAATAATACGCGTACTGATGTTTTAAAAGTTACTGACGCTGCAGCTGTAAAACAATCTGTAAGAAATATCCTTACTACTGGTCGAGGAGAAAAACCTTTTGCACCTTTATTTGGAAGTGATTTAGGATATTTGCTTTTTGAACTTGATGCAGAATTTGATGAAGATATTATTGAAGATGAAATAAAAGAAACATTAGCACAATATGAACCACGAGCTGACGTGCAATCAGTATCAATAGATGTAAATGGTGAACAAAATAGCGCTAAGTGTGTGGTAACATTTAAAGTTGTCAATACAGATGTTGTAGTTGACGAAGAAATAGATATTACGAGGCTGAGATGACAACTACTATTAAATCAACTCAATTAGATTTTGACAATATTAAAAATGCGTTAAAGACATATATACAAGATAAATCAGAATTTTCAGATTATAATTTTGAAGGTTCTGCATTAAATAATATTATGGATGTATTGGCATATAATACGCATGTCAATGGATTGATTGCAAACTTTGGTATCAATGAATCATTTTTAAATACTGCACAATTAAGATCTTCGGTTGTTTCTCTTGCAGCTGCTGTTGGTTATGCTCCAAGATCTCGTTCAGCATCTTCAGCTACTGTAAATCTTTACATTAATATTCCAGAAGTCAGTAGACCTTCGCTTGTTCAATTGCCAAAAGGAACTTCTTTTTCTACAGAAATTGAAGGAACTTCTTATACATTTAGAACAATTGAAAAATATAGTGCTACACCGAATTCAAATGGTTTATATCAATTTAA